NTTGGCTCTTCTGAGGTTGAGAACGTTGTCGATGACGAGGTCCGTACTGTTCTGAAACACCCCGACTTCGGGGAAATCCTTGCCTTCATCCACGCGGTCAATCTGCGTATCTTCGGAAAGAATTGACGCGAACTGGCTGATTTTCTTGCGGTCCTCGAAATCGGTGACGAGCTTCTCGCCGATTGTCGGCACAGCATCATAAGCCGCGTTCACGCCCGCGACAGTCAGTCCGCCCGCCAGAAGCGGAAACGCCGAGGCCATAATCGCGCGCTGCTGACCGGCGATATTGACCATTGTTTCCACCTCTACATCGGAAAGGGCGTGGAACAGCTTTTTGATGTCGGTGATTTGGTTCCATGAAAGCTTGCCGTCCTCGATAAGCCGCTGGCACTTGGCGATAAACGCCTTCGGTTCGTTCTTCGCAATCATGCGAAGCCCGGCAGCGTCGACCCCGGCGCCGCCGATCCGCACATTGGAAAGAAACCGGTGTTTCTTTTCCGTTTTTTCCTTTGGCATTTCCTTGCCTCCTTTTCAAGCCTGTTTATTTAATGTCATCAAGTCTGCAGCGCAGCATAGTAGCTGGCGGCGGCCTTGATTGTCATGCGAACCTGGGCGGTGCTCCGTACCGTGGTGCCCGCGTCGCCCGAAGCGTCATCGGCGAGATGTCCCTGCTTGTCGGGATAATGCTCCTGTCCGACAGAGTTGCCAAGCACATTCGTCCCCGTGGCTGACACGGCCTCCGAGCTGCTGTAATAAAGCGAGGCACCTATTGCAACCGCGGCGGCGGTATCCATGTCGTACTCGAATACATCGCCAGCACGCGGAACAATGACCTCGTAATAGCCCGCACGGTCACCGGACTTGATTTCCTCATTGGCAATGACAATAATTCCGGCCATCGCCTTGTCAGAGGCAAGTGGCACACAGTTGCCGCTGGAAAGGTCAAGAAGTTCCCCGCGCTTTACCGCCTGGGTTGCCCCGGCCTGAAACAGCGCCAGTTTTACGAGAGGGGCTTTCGCGCCGTTCATATTGCGAACCCAGCGAATTTTGTTTGTCGCCATAATTCCTTCCTCCTGTCAATATGTCAAAAAAGTTTTTCCGGTTACCCGGTGATATTGCGGGCGAATTCCTCGTCCGGCATATCCTCGACCACTTTCTCGTCGCCTTCCTTGGCTTTCGTCTCTATCTTGGGCGCCTCGGGCGTACCAACGGGCTCCATCCCCTTGGCATGTGCTTCGAGCATGCGCTTGCGCGCGTCCTCGACGGAAAGCCCCTCGACAACGCACTGGTCGGCGAGTTTTTCCATCCCGCGCGGAGCGATCGCGCGGATTTCGCGCGTGCGAGATTCCGCCGCAATTTCCTCGACGGGCGGTGTCATGCCGCGCTTTTCGTCCTCTGTCAAGGTGACCTCGGGATCCGGCACAACATTCTGCTCGTCACCATCCTTTTTCTTTTCCACCATAACACCTTCCTCCTTTTCCATTGCTCTTTTGACCAGATAGGTCATAAAATTCAGAAAGTCGTCCGATCCACTGCGGCGCACAGCATCCGCGTCCGCAGGAACAGGTACGACGGAAATTTCGCAAAGCTCCCATTTTTTGATAACCCGGGCCGGCCCGACAATCGTGTTTTCATCGCGGCCATCGGTTTGTCCGTCAGCGAGTTCAACAATCTCTGCCTGTACAGGAATGAAGCTGACGGAAACAGTACGCAGAAAATCGGTCTTGGCAAGCTGCCACGCATCCTCCGCGCGCACGGTGCCCGATGCATAGGTTATGCTTCCGACAAGGGCGCGGTTTTCTTTCCGCACATCGGCGCGTCCCACTATCGCACCGACTTCATATCGGTTATGGCTATCAAGCACTACCGGATTTTTCTTGTAGCGTTTCAAATCAGCCCCCGAAATGCGTAAATATTCAATACCTCTCCATGTTTGAACGCCACCTTCTGTTGCAAAAACATATTCAATCGTACGGGTTTTTTCGTCAACGGAACGCACTGTAACATCATTGATATAGCCGTATACTCGTTTTTCTTCCTGCGCGCGTTCCATGTCCGGGTCCGCAATCGCCTGCTCTTTCTTTTTCGGCTTCGCCGCCTCGAAAAGGATAAACTTGACCTTGTTGGTTTTGAGCCACTTCTTGGCCTTCGCCACCGTCCATATCCTTATCGGAAAAAGCAACGACTGGGGGATGGGCATGTTGGACGGCTTTGCTTTGCCTTTGAGTTTGGCCCATAAAATTCCAATTGTTTTCGGCACTTTTATCCGGCCATATATCGTGCCGCCATTTTTACGCCGGAATGTTTTCGGGTCAAAATCTTTCGAATCGCGCAATACAGCTGAATGTTCAGTTGTTTCCGGCATCAGATTCTCCTTCCGTTTCCATTGCCGCCGGCCGATCTGTTTCCGTTACCGTCTGCAATCAGGTCGGATACAAGTTCTTCCACTTCATCAAGAACCGCGCGGGGTGCCCCGCCAGCACCAGCGGCGCCAGGCGGCGGCTTCGGCGGCAAACCCAATTTTTCGCGCTTTTCCTGTTCTGCTTTTTCTTCGAGCAGCCGCTGGTCTTGCATCTCCTCCCAGTCCTGCCCCTTGGCCGCGGCCACGTCGCGCAAGGTGGTAGTGCCGATCCGGAGTTCTATTTCGGTGGCCTTGGCCTCCTTTTGGGGATCCACCCACTTCCAGCCGTTGGCTATCCAGTGGACTTTGCGCATCTCTGCTTCCGTCACGCCGGCCAGGCGTATGTCACCGCGCAGGCGCGCGTCCTCCATTACGGTAAACCATTCCCATTCGAGCTCTTTTTCCGCGAACCACATCTGCAGGACAGTATATACCTGGCGGGATTCAAGGAGGTCGGTGCGCGCGCTCGAATAGGTCGACTTGGAAAAATCCTTCAAAATAACCTGCCAGGAAAGCCCGAGCGCAGCGCCGATGCGGCGGCAAAGCATTACGATAAATGGCTCAAGTTCCGGCACAGGAAAGTTCGGCACAAGCGTCTGGATTTCCTCGGTCGGGTAAAGCTTGTAAATCATCCCCGGCTCAATGGACTGGTCAAGCTGGTAGCCATATTCTTTGCTTGTGGTGTCAAGTATTTCGTCAATCGGTAGATCGCTTTTAACGAAAACCGCGAGACAGGCGGCGATTTGCACGCGCTTCAAGCTGGCGAGCATCAAGAGGTCGAGGTCGCGGATATCCTGCAGCACGGCGTGGAAGGCGGGAACGCCGCGCGTCTGGCCCGGCCGGGACGCCAGCCGCAGGTGCTTGATATCGGCGGCGGGCACGCGGATAAACTTGTTCATATCTTTCAGCACGGATATGGTATTATCGCCGGGATGGCGCACGCGGATCCAGTAGGCCATCGGCCGGCCGTATTCGTCTTTTTCGACACCGTTGCGGATAGAGCCTTTTGCCTCGTCCGGCTTCTTGGCCATCGGGGTGGCCAGCCGGTCGGCCTCTATGATCTCGAACCACACCGGTTCTTCGGGCGTTGCCTTGGTACGCTTGACAAGCACTTCGCCGTCCTCGAATACTTTGCCGATTTTGAGGTTCTGCGCTTCGGCGTAGGTCATGTCCTCGGCGGGATGCAGCTTGTTCGCACGCTCTTTCCACACCGCCTCTATCCTGGTATTTTTTTTCGTGTCTTTTGTCCGGGCCTGCGGGCGCATTCCCGTGCCGACTACGTTGCGGACGATAGAGCCGGTGATGCCGCTGCCGATAGGATCATCGCGATTGAGCTCGCGCGAGCGGTCGCGGAGCTTTGGCAGATCGCCGGTGATTTCCGCATCGGCGGAACGGGAGCCGCCGAGCCAGGGCGTCTGCGTGGACGACATCTTTCCCGCGCGATAGCCGCGGGTGCGCATAAGCAGCAAAGTCGCATCGCGATATTCCACGTCGCGCGCCATGCGCCGGAAGTGCTTGCGCAAAAACTTATGCTTTGCGCTGACAAGCCCTACCGTCCAGTCGGAAAGCCGCTCGAGCCGGGTATCTGTTTTCATCGTGCATGCCTCGTTTGTCCAGTGCCCATCCTGTTCATGTCGGTACCGCGCTTAACCTTGGCCTCTGCTATGGTAAGGGCTTCTTTCAGCCCCGCGAGTTTATCCCGGCGCCCGAGGCTCATGCCGCTACGGGCGGCCGATGTCTCGAGCCCGGAGTTGATTGCCTCGGCAACCGCATACTTTTTCCATGCGGTGGTCCAGTCCTCGGCAATGATTGCATCGGCGCATTCGGAGCAAGCGGTGCGGAAACTCGCGGCGGTGATTGCGGTTGCCATGCATCCTCCAAAAAGAAAGGCGGCAAGAGGTGATGGGGCACCCCATTGCCGCCCAAAACTTTGGGGGTAAGAAAAACGGCAACGGAAAGATTATAACTCCCCATCGCCGTTTCTTACCGTGTCAGCGCCTCCAGCCCCGTCGGGCTGTGCGCCAATATTCAGTTATACATCATTTTCTCATCAAGCATATTTTACGATAAAATTTCAGAATATCAAGAAAAATTACTCCAGTTCTGGAGTGAAAGTCAGACACTCTTTACCGGCATCTCCCACCGGTGGCCGCATGCCCGGCAACGGAACCACGCAGTGTCTTTGCCGGAATGCGTGCAAAGCGCTACCTGCGCCAGGTCGTAGGTGCGCACCCTGCGGCACTTCGGGCAGGGCAACGGCCGCCGCCGGACATAGTATTCCGGCATCTTCTTGCCCTTCGGCCAGAAAAAGCGCGGGTCAGCTTTATCATTTCCCCGCTCGCTGACGGGCGGCTCCTGATGTTCGACCGGCGGCTCCTGGTGGCTAGGCTCCACCGCCGACACATTCGTCCTTATCAACGCGCCTTTGCCGCCGCCCTCTTTTTTCTTTTTTTTCTTGTCTTTCCCGAACATATCATCCTCCCTTTCAATTCTCATCCCTGCATTCTTGACACAATCCGAATTCTCTTTCAGTCACAAACTTATCGCACAGCATGCAGTTGCCCGGGCCTATCTGCGCTATCATCCGCTCTATTTCTTCCTCAAGCTGGTCGGGCGTAAGTTCTTCGCCCAGTTCGGCGAGGCCGTTGCGTAGCTTATAAAAATCAGGTTCTCTTTTTAATTCCATTTCGTCAAATTCCTTTGAGTGGATTATGGGCGTCGCAATCACATGCAGCACAAATGTCTCTATGTTGCCTTTCGATTTCTTCTTTTTGGCACGTTGGCAAAGTGAAACTACAAATTTCCTTATGTCCCAAGAATAGTCTGTGCAACACTACCGGTTTTTTTGCTTCAATAAAGATGGCGCCCTTCATGGCTTTTATGCGCACTAAAGGTGAATTCATGACGTTAACCCCCAGCCACTTCCCGAAGAATTCAGTTATTTCATTGTCTCGGAAATCTATCCACTTAAAATAAAAGTCATTTCCATCATTTTCGTATTCTAAAATATCGTCAAATTCCGTTTCCCATTTTTTAATATTCATCGCCTTGCTCCTTTCAT